CTGCCAAGATTGCTGCCAAGCCAATTGAGACATCAACATCCGCTTTGTATCTTGTGTCATCGGCTGCCCAATTGGATATGGTTATCTGAATATTATTTACTGTTGCTGTTCCATTTCCAGAGATACCAACACCACCATAAGTATGACTTGCAATCGGGCTGGCATCGTCTGCATCTAAAACATTTACTTCAATTGTTGTGGTTGTATCAAGAAAAGAAACTTCTGTTGGTGTATTATAAACCAGTGGGCTTGTTCGAGTGCAAGCTTGACTTGATCCTGCTGCCCATGCTCCTAGCTTGAACGGGGTGCCCTCAATTGTTGGTGCTGAAACATTTCTTGCAATGGTTGTTGTGTCACTAATCGCACCACCACCAAGGTTGTAATACGGTGCATAAGTATAAGGAGGAACTTGAAAAGTAATCTTTCCAGCACCTTCATTTATCGCACTTATTCCAGCACCTTGTGCATTCAAGATTGTCCCTGTACCAATTCCCACGCCTTCATCCTGAAAGTTTAGAACGGCTGCTCCTGCAATCGTGCCCTCAATTACATTCCAGCCTACATTGACTGTTCTCAACCATTCTCTTCTTTGTTCTCCGTGTCTACCTACTAAATAATAAGTACCACCTGCCAGAACATCTATTTTATTAAAGTCACTGAAATTTTCATTTAATTTTGATCCATCTGGAATAGATATAACAACACCATTCACGTTAATTGTCATATCTGAGCCACCATTGTTGATAATGGCTAACCCATTGCAAACGCTGGGCAAGGAAACTGTCTCATTTATTGCACCCTGATAGGATACAACGACTTCTTTTCCGTACCTATCGCCTTTCATAAAATGTGCAACATAATTGTCAACACCTGCAAAAACTACTTGACTGAAATTCCCAAAAACATCAAGAAACTTTTCTTGAGTAGGAACTGTTATTGTGGTGCCTTTAATTGTAAAGGTCATATCGGCAGCACCATAATTATCAATATAAATTCCCTGACAAGTCGTTTTCACATTATGTGTTATATTTCCATTGCCCTTATAGCTTGCAACAATTCTCATTTATATTATTCTCCGTAAACCTTTCGTATAGCATTACGCAATTGAATGCTATTCAGTTTATTTACTTTATCAATACCCAATGATTCCGCAAGCTCTCTAAGCTTGTCAAGCTCCATTTCGTCAAGGTCATCGGCCTTGATTTCTTCATTGATTTCTTCAACTTTTTCTTCAACAACTTTTTCTTCTGCTTTTTCAACTTTTTTGCTGTTGTAATCTCTCATCTTTTGCTCTTCCAGCTTCTTTGCATCTTCTTGTTTTTTATTTTTCTCCAAAGTTTTTTGCATATCTAAAGCTTTTTCACATCTTTGTAAATGCAAAGGAAAAATTGGTTGTGAGAAAAATTTACCACAATGTGGACATCTTATCATGCTCATTTTTAAGCCTCCAAATAATTAACAAAAAGAACGGGGCCGTTAAGCCCCGAACCTATCCCAATTAACCTAGAATTCTAGTCCCAAGCTCTTTGTGAATATTTTTAGTACCAATAAGCATATCAAAAGATATGGTATTAGTTTTGCTTGTCATGCTATAACCCATTGTTACACGGATACTTAAACCACTTGGAAGTGTAGCAATATAGTAGTTTGCTGCTCCGCCCATAGGCTGGCTCAACTGTCTGGATACAAGTGCAAGTGCGTTCTTGTGTGCTGCAAATCCTGCAATGTGTCCACCTGCTGTAACATCTGCAAAAGTAACTGCTTCACCTGCAAAACCGCCTGTTGGCAATGCTGGATAAACTGCAACTGCTGCTATAACACCTGCAATTGCAGCTGCTGTTGTTGCGGTTACAACAAACTGATAATCCACACCAGCTTTTGTTACATGGAAAATGTCACCAACCAAAAGAGTAGCTACTGAAACACCTGCTGCTGAGGTAAGAGCCATTGTATACGCTCCTGCTGCTCCTGCTGCTGTAACATCGGCAAGTGCTGCATATCCACCTGCTGTATGAACATAAACATTTTGATCCATGAAAGTATTAAATCCCATGATACGACCCATTGTGGCCTCTCTCAATCCTGCTGTCCATCCTGATTTGTCGGCTTCATTCAAAGTATCAAGCTCGAGCAATTTGGCTTGTGCAATTGGATCGAAAACCATATAACGATCTGATTGTGGTGCACGCTGTTGATTCATTTTCAACATCGGTGCTGTTAGGTCACTTAAAGCACTTGGAGTTGTACCAGAAGTTCCACTGAAAGAATAGAAATCTCTTGCTCTTTGGCAAAGCTCTTGATCTACTTTTTCAGTAATCGCAAGGACTGCTCCGTCAATAACTTGTGAAGAAAAATCAACAATGTCAAGACTCAATTGTTTTGTGGTGACATCAACTGTAACATCAAGATGTTTATTTAAAACAACTGTGTCGCTTGTTTCTGTAATGTTCTGAGTTGAAGTTGCACCTGTAAACTCTTGTGCTGTGAAAGTCGCAGGTTTCCTGATTGTTATTGTGTCGCCAACTTGATTGAATTCTGTACTATAATCTGTATACACAAGCCCTGCCATAACCTTGTTTGATTCTAATCTTTCAAGGGCACGCCTTGCAATTATTTGTGGTGTCAATAGTGTATTAACCATTTTTTATTCTCCTATCTTCCTGTTATTCCTTTTTTCATAAAATAATCATGATCGGATAGTTTCGTGTCATCATTCACAACTGGATTTGTTGATTTTTGGGGATCTCTAATGTTGCCTGCGAGTCGGGCTTCCACTTCTCGCTCTAGCTCACTTTTCCATATTGTGCTTAATGTTTCCACCATCGCATTTGCAGTTTCTTCATCTTCTGCTAACCTAATTTGCTCTATCAAACTTGCTGGTAATTTAGCCTCATTAAACTTTTTGTAGAAATAGTTTTGCATTCTTTCTTTTTGACGTTCGGATTTATCTTTTGCTAACTCTTCTTTAACCATTCTCAATTCTTTTTGTGTCTCTGTTTCTTCTGGTTGTAACTTGTTTCTGAGTGCATCCAATTCGGCCTGAACAATAGCCTCAACGTTTCCCTCTCTATCTTTGTATTTGCCTTTGTAGGTCTCAAGGCCTTTCATTACTGCCTTGTCACGCTGACTTTGCAAATACTTTTCAATAGATTCATTTGATTGAGCCTTTTCAAGAAACTTATCAAGGTTTAACTCTTCATCTTTGGGTTTTAATCCATTAACAAAATTCTTAACCTCTTCGGTATCTTTTTTTTCGTCCAAATACTTAACGATTTCATCGAAACTTTCCACTGGCGACATTATTACCTCCTAAAGCCCCACTCGGTACTTGCCCAAACGGTGCAAATTAATAAACTTAACTCATTATATCGTTTGCAACTTTAAATTGCAATTACGTCAAATTATCTAAGTCGTCATCTTCAAATACTGGAACAATGACACTGCGGCAATTTGCGTGCATGCTGGGCATATTTACGCCTGATACACCCTCTGAAACTTTAAATCTCTTCCCGTCAAATTCTCTACAAATACTGCTTGTTCTCTCATCCATAATCGCAGCATATTCATACATCTCAACATCAACTGATTTAAAGCTTTCCAAACCTGCTTGTGCAATAATTAAAGTTGTCTCTGTCCTAATTAATCTCTCAGCATTTTTATAGCCCCTGCCCATGATCTTGTCTAGGTTTTGGGCTGTTGTCCTGACATGCTGACCTGTTACAATCCCGTTTAAAACTTCATACTGTGCTTTTTGAGCAACATATGCTGTATCATTCCAAATCTTTTCACTAAAATATTGACCATCCAAAGGATAATTTGTCATTGCTGTTAGTGCTGTATTTGTAAGTGTGTCAAGTCTGGGCCTCACATCTATTTTCTTTAATAGGCTTGCTTGTGATAAAGCAAAAGAACTTTTTGCAACTCGCTTTTTATAGTTTGCATATTGATCCACTTGTCTTGAGGCTTGCAAAGCAATTCTGCTCTCAATTTCCATGTTGATTGCATCAAGTCTTTTTATCTTTGATCTTTTTTCCATTGCTGAAATCTTTCTATTGATATCTGCTGTATTTTTGCCTTCTCTCAATTCTTTTCTATATGCCTTCATCTTTCTATGAAAGTTTTTAGTTTCTGTCTTATTTAACACTTTCCTTGCTTCTACCAATGTCAATGCGTTCTCTTCTGCATACTTTGCATACATTGCATAAACATCTTTGTTGATATCATCTGACATCTTTCTATATTGCCTAAGAGTATAAGCTTCTTGATTTTTCATCTCTTTTTCAATTGTCTTATATCTTTCTTTTTCTCTTCTTTCCCAATAAGAAAGTTTTTCCCTTGGCATTTATTAGCCCTCTTGCCCCAAAGTTTGATTTTCTTCCGCTTCTTGCGGTATCGTTTCTTGGATATTGTCATCATTTATCCCAGCCATAAACATTTCTTCCTCTTCCAAAACTCTGTCCATTTCCTTTTTCGGATCATCCACAAAAGACAATTGACCAAAAGATGTTTCTCTAGATAACCCACCATTGATATGTTTCACCAGTGTTTCTGCCTCTTCAACTGAATTAACAGGTATGTTTCTTGTAAAACTGTAAGTTAGATCTAAATAATCAAAGTTGACATTAAGCTTTTTGAGATAACCAGATAACAAGGCCCATCTTTTGTTCAAGAACGCTTTGTATTTCCTTTCAAATACCATTGCTTTTGATTCCAGAAGTCTAAATTTATAAGCAATTGCCATCTTGGTTAAATTTCCGTATAAATCTTTATCTGTGAAGTCAACCGAACAACAAAACCTTACAATGTCTTTGCCTAAACGATCCAAAAGACTATCTAGTGCTTCAACGTTTATATCCTTTATTAACCATTCAATTTTTCCACCTTCATCGACTCTTAAAGCTCCTGTTTGTTTAAGCTTTTCAAAAGTTGTTTCATCAAATGCTGCTCCATAAACCAAAAGATACGCTTGTCTTGTCTGTTCCATTTCAGAGGAAAAATCAGATAAAGCTCTGTCCCTTGCATCTATCAAGCTTTTAGCAATTTCAAAATCGCTCATCTCTTCATCATTATTAATGCATTTTATAATAGGGATAAACTGGAACTCATGCAATTGCTCTGTGACTCCATCAACCTCAACGGGTTTAAAGTCGCCATCTGCATTTTGCATGTAATAATAAATCATTTGATTATCATAATATTCTGCATAATTGACCTTGGAAGTGACAATCTTGTCCTCATTCTTTTTATTCTTGACAAGCAAATCCTCATAGGTTTCATAATATCGGATCATTGCATCTATTCGACCTGTTCTTTTATCTGTAACTGGTATAACTTCCCAAGGTTTCAACATCATAACCTTTGGAATGACCTTTCCAAGTTCATCAATTGAGTTGTACCACATTTCATAAGTTGAACCTGCTGTACTTGCCATCTTGCAATTTTCCATGTCAACATCGTCTAGGTTATTATACTTTGCCACTCTTTCGAGTGACTCTTCAATAACATCATTTTCAGAACCTTCATTGGCTGGTAGTGAATAAATAATAGGTATCCCTAGAACATAAGCTGACTTGACATCAACAACCTCTTTTTCAAAAGCAGAAACTAATTTGTTGTTGATCTTTGGATAATTCTCACCACCAAGAGGAAAACGTTCGTCTGTGACAATCGGCTTAATACCTCTGTACCTATCATACTTTTCATAAAGCAAATGCCTATATGATTTAGTAGTTAAAACCATTCTTTTTATAATTGCTGCTCTTGTCTCGCTCTGAGCCAATGCCAACAAATAAGCTTCATTTTGTACATCTGTCAAGTTTTGTGCTGCACCGTCTTGATATCTCACTTGTTCTACTGTCAGTTTTCCGCTCATTTTATACCTATTATTATAAGAAAATTATCTACTGTAATACTAGCAAAAAAGAAATCAAAATGCAATTAGGTACTTAAGGGGTGTTTAATAACCTCTAATCGGTTAAGCTTTCCAAGAACCATTTCTGCAACTCCTGTTGTCGCATCCTGTGCATCGTCGTGCTCATTCTTTCCTTTCACTTGATACTTGTACATCGAACTGTAATAGAAAGGCCATCTGGATGCCCAATCTGCTGGATATACGATATCCTCCTGAACTGTTAAACTCATTGTATAGATTCGAGCCTGTTTATTCTTTGTCTGTTTGAAGCTCTTCATATAGCAACCTTTGTGGTGCAAAACTTCTGATAGATATGTCTTGACTATCTTGGCAAACTCCTTGCCACCATTATTTCCTTCAATCACACACTCTTTAACTTCATTTTTCTGTATAAATCTAGCTACTTCACCCTGTGTTGTGTCCATTCCTTCTTGTGTATACAGAATGTCAGTCACATAAGCTTTGCCCATAAACATTTTAAAAGCAATTGCACATAAATAATCCTGCCCTGTGTCGGCTGTATCAATATAGCATCTTGCATATTCTGCATTTTCTGGTATCTCTTCATAATATGAAAATCTCTTGTAAAGTCGGCTCGCCTCGTCAATTGTCTTCTGGTGATAATTTGCCCAAAATATCAAGGCCGTAATTGGGTTTTGTAGATATCTGTATTTTAATTTGAAGTATTTTTCTTTACTCAAGAATATAGGGCAAAGCATCTCATCTGTCTTTTCATTATATACTTCTCTAAGATGAATAAACCAATTTTCTCTGTCCTGCTTATCCGCAAGTATTCTACCGCAAGGATCTTCCTCTGACCACCGTGTGAAACACATAATCTCCATGCTTTCACCTTCATTATTGGTAGCGTTTCTACTTCCAAAAGTCCCGATATACCACAACCAAACTTTTTCCAAATGAG